GTCCCTCTTATTTTCATATTAGAGCCACTTCTCATCCACTCGATTGCGACGAGGGAGGGGGTGCCTATACCTTGAAAGACTGGAGTATAGGACTCCCACTCCGAACTAGCATAAACATCTGTAGGGGTAAGGGGATCTACCTTAACTTCTAAGTCGTCAATTCTAAGTGTAGTGTTGTTGTTTCCAGTAAGTACTTCAATGTCGTAATCAATAGAAGCTGTGTCAGTAGCGGTGTTAAAGTAAGCACAATGCTCCAAAGGATTGCTTGAAGCTCTAATAGCAACTTGAGCCAGCTCTACTGAATTTGTATTATCTACAACATTAACAGCCATTTCGTTGTCGTTGCCATCCCACATTGTATAGAAGCATAATCCTACAAATTTACCTTGAGCCTTGTCGCTTAAAACTAAAGCTTGAGAGTCGCAAAGTACCCCACTTGCCGCGGCCGAGCCACCCTGATCTATGTCAATAGAAACGATTCCAGCGATGGGTGCCGTAGTTTCGTTTGTAATACTAAGACCACTTCCGCAAAGAAAGTCTGCACTATTAATGTCTGACTCGAAATCTTCTTGAGCTATGATCTGCTTACTTCTATCGTCTAATCTTTTTACATTACCAGAAGCGTCTTCAAACTCTGGTACTAAGTTCTCAACTTTGAGAATATTGAAGTTCCCAAACAAGAAACCATTTTGAAATGTTTCAATATAGCTGGAGCCGACCCATACAGCCGCGCCCCACACACTTAAAGATATTATTAATGCTAGAGCCAAAGCTCCTAGTGATCTGATTTTCATTATTACCCCAATACGTTGATGATCATTTGACCAGTTGTAACCGCTGATCCAAGCGACTGTAAGCTTAACCTAGAATTAGCTGCTAGTTCAATCTCTACTGCGTGATTAAATCCACCCGGAATCACGATCATTCTATCCACTTCGCCCGCCGCTGCGCCTGTCGCAAGCTTAACCGGAGTACCTGAACTGTGAAAAATGATAACCTTTTTACCTGCTGTCGCTCCTATATCCCCAATTAGTGTAGTATAGGTTCCGGTTGCTAAGTTGTTGGCTGCATAATCGAGCTGTGCAAAAGCCAATACATTATTGCCTTTGATCGTAGTCTCTGAATCGGAAGCAAGAACCACTGACATAGAGGCAGCGGAAGTCTGAATCCCTAATGCCGTAGGCAGTTGATCTGACTCAGTGGCTATCTTATCTGTATCATTACTAACTAAAGCATTATCCAATGATTGTAGAGAAGTAACCGCGGCCGCCATAGACGCTTCGGTAGCGGCTAATCCAATATCTGCGAGACTTACGTCCAGTTGATTTGAGCCATTAACAGTGTTGTCTAATAGCTCAACAGCTGTTCTCACTCCTGAAAGTGTAGTCTCTAATGCTGCCCCTGTAGGTAAGGTAGAGGCTGCTATGTTTACTTCAAGCGTATCAGTACCAATCGAGGATAACGCATTATCAAGCAACTGCGCTGATGTTCTAATATCAAGAAGAGTAGCTTCAAGGGCTGCTCCTGCAGGTAGCGCAGATGCTGCTATGTTTACTTCAAGAGTGTCAGTTCCGACAGACGTTAGTGCGCCTTCTAAATTTCCTAGTGACGTGTTCCCTGTTCCAACTGTTGTGTTAATAGTTCCGAGGCTCGTGTTAACCGTACCAAGAGCCGTGATAGCGTCGGCATCTGTAACCGAAAGCTCATTACTAGCATTAACTGCGGCAACGTCTGCACCTAGTCCACCAATTCTAACCGAATCGGGTGTCCCTCCTGCATGGTTCAGTTGTACGTTAAGCTCATCAGAAGTTACGCTGATACTAGATGTTGTCCCCATTAACCTAACTGGAATAGGAACCGTGTTTGCTGGATTATCTTGGTCATCGAGTATGGTAGTTGCTGTAGTAACAGCACCAGATGTTACATCAATCTGCAGCGGGGGCGCGGTTAGAGTAGCGGTAGAGCCCCCATCTGGAGCAAGCTTCTGAGTCACGTAACGATAAATATCAAACGTGTCGCCTGCTACAAAAGCCGCTGAACAATCGCCTGCAAGCCGGATTGTGTTGGCATCGATGATCTCGTTAACGAACATCTCCTCTTCTTCGATATCGTTAGCCGTAACGATGGGGCGAATAAGATCACCCTTTTTCATCGTGTGTCCCGTAAGGACTATTTGACTAGACGTGGAGCCTGCTTCAACTACTACTAATGTAGCCACTTCGTAGAATCCACCGCCATTTACGTCTAATGCACGTCTCCGCAGCCCCAAAGGGGTAACTGTAGAGTGTAGTGCTTTCAGTTTAATGTCGTCGCTTGTTAAATCTTCTCTTCGCCCTTCTATGGGGAAGCCTTTTGGTGAACTCATGTCTCAACTCCTTGAGGGTTTCTTCGTACAATGTGTTTATTATAGCCTACAGAGGCAATAAATCTAGTCTTTATATACTTCGTTCATTCTTATCTTGACCTCTTTAGCTATTTCTCTATACTTACTGCTAAAGTCTTTATCCTTAAAGAAGAGTAATTGCTGCCCTATCTTACGATACTTGCTAATTACTGGCTTAATTATATCAATCTTTACGGCATCAGAAGAATTCTTATATGCATCCTGTGATATTACCATCTTTAGCGTTTGTCTTAGACTCGTGGAAGGCTCAGGAAGAAGCTCTAACCCGCTATCGCCTTCCTTAAACCTTAAGCCCGCACTTAGAACTAATAGCTTTTCGTAGTCCATTGGACCTAATTTTGTCGGCTGCTTTGCTATCGGATCAATGATGGTTTTACTAGGCATAGGGAACGTCCCCTCTTCTAAGTTCTGAACAACCATAGTAGAATCTGAACCTAATTTAATTTCTTCTTTGACAAGTCCAGATGAAATGCTGCCTACATCTTGAAGACGTGCTAGCTCGTTAAGGACAGGATCTTTACTCTCAGGAGTTAATCCAAAGGGGCTAATGAGATTAGACCCAAGACCTTGCTTGTGGAGGATGGGGTCGCCAAGGATTGTTCTCTTTCTAGCGTTCAGGTATGGAGCATAAATATCCATAGCCTTGGCCATTGTTGTGTTTAGTAGACTGGACGGATCATATGTTTCTCTTTTGGTTCCGTCTCCGATGTTCCTATTAACCTCTCTAATCAACGCTGAGTAAGGTAGGAATGATGAAGCTAAACCTGCTCCGTAATTTAAAGCAGCTTTCCCTGCCTTCTTGCTTGGATTAGCGAAGGCTTCCCCTAGCTTTGCCATACCATCTGTGAGGTATGCAGGATTATAAACCTGAGCAATAGTGGCTACCAATAAGTTTCCTAGGTCTGCGGTTACTTGTTTTTCATCATCAGGCAGAGCATCATTTAATTCAGCTATATCAGCTATAGTACCTAGTATCGCTCCTAGTGGAGTCTCTCTTCTAAATTCTACCCATTCATCGCCAAATCTTATTGAATTCAGTTGATAACCATTCGCCTCTAGGAACTTTCTCTTGGTAGGGTTAGCTGATCCTGAGCCTATAAGAGCGTCCTGACTATGGAGAAGTGCTGCCAAGCCTGTCATTGTCATGGAAGAGAAGGCTAACTTAGCTATAGCCCTCTGCCTTATTGCAGGGTTTTTACTCGTTAATTCTCGCCTAGACTTAGCGACTAAGAGGTTAGCGCCGGGAATTCTCTCTAATGTGTACGACATGACGTTTAAGTTGGTCTTAGCAAAAGGAGCAATTAGCTTACCTAACGGGCTACTTGTTGCTGCTTCTATCTGCTTAAACATAGGACCATCAATTTCGTTAGTGAATGTGGAGTATTCCGCGTCTCTATACATTAGCCCTTGTGTTTTTTTACTGGGATCGTTTAATTCTTTCCTGATAATTTCAGCCACTTCCTCGGGGGATGCCTTAGCCATTCGCGCGCGGCTACCTTTAAGGAAAGCTTCTCTACTTAAAGTCATTCTGGCATTGACGTGCTTTATAATATCGTCTTCTAATTGGAGAAGGCTACCGACCTTACTTGAGCCTAGTGTCTCCACTAAATGCGTTAGGAACTTTCCGCCTTTTGACTTAGGTGCGGTTTTGTTAGAACTTAAATACTGAGGAAGCTTTGCCGTTTTTGGGTCTACTCCGCTGAAGGTTACATCTTGTCCTCGCATCTTTTTAGAGGCAAGTGTTAATGCCTCAAACGTGCCGTGAGCCATACCTAGAAGCTCGTGGTATGCTTCTCCAAACTGAGTACCGCGAGCGCCTGCTCTCATTCCGGGGATACTATTAATAGTGGCCGCTAATACGCTTTCAGCTGGTCTTGTGAGTGTAGTAGTAACGCCTCCATATATATTTCTCAAATGCGTCTTTGGTGAGCTAAGTAATCCAGCATACCTTATCTGAGTAAGAGCCGCTGGCACGTCCATCATTACGTTTTTAAACGCCTGCTTAACTTGATCTACTGTTGTTTCAGGTCTTGTTAAAGCCTCAACCAAAGACTCGGAATCATCTCCATAAAGTCTAGCCATGTCTTTAGTCTTTTGAACACTGTTTAGAGTCCCCACTGATTCCTGCATTTCTCTAAGTAAAGAACCACTAAGATTTCTCATCTCGTCAAACTTACCTAGAAGTTCTTCAAAGTTGAACTGCCCCTTCTGGAAATCATCCATCGAGATCATTCCTTCTTTCTTTCTTTTCGCTAAGGATTTTAGCTCCGCCGCCGCCTCATTGATTACAGCCTTAGTAGCTAAGATCGTCCCTTTAGGAATACCTAGAGACACTTCCATATCAAGAAGCTTCTGTGGAGTAAGATCCATTTCTTTTGCTAGCTTTACTAATTCAGGCTGAGTGACTGTCAGTTTTTCAAAAAACTCTTGGTTGTTCTCTACGACAAGGTTGATCATTTTTCTAGACTCATCTTCTACGTTCATCGTAGTTAGGTCCATAGCTGGGCGATTATTACCAACAGCCGCTGTGTTCGGATTACCTTCTCCCATTAAATATTTAGTAAGGATACTTTCTGACTGCTCTCTATCAATAACTGGAGGAAGATCAAGGTCACGTATTCCCTTTGTTACACCTACAGCCATCGCCTCTGGAGAAACAACTGCATCATCGAGCTTCGCGCCTGACGGGAGAGTACTTGGGGGAGTGCTTGAAGGAACCTCTGGAGGAAGATTTCCTCCGGCAGAACCTCTTTGGTTGCTAACCATTTTCTTAATCATTGAGCTATCAGCTAAGTAAACACTACGCATGAATCTAGCTGTCTTCATCAGACCGCCGACAAGGCCTCCTTCAACGACTCCGTAAAGGGAATTTTCAAGACGCTTTTCCATTCCAGAGGCATCTCCGTCTGTATGTATAAAATCCATCCATTCGTTTTTAACAGGGACTTTCTTAAGAAATTGTTTTAGTAGCGGTTCACCTTGAGGCTTTAGTAGTACCATTTCAGAGAAGAACCCGGCAGCAGCCTCATTAGAAAGACGCGCTAAACCAACCTGCTTACCAGTTAATGCAGTCATGCCTTTAAGCAGCTGAGAGTAGCCGATCAGTAACTTCAAAGAGGATCGGGCCATAACACTGCCAGTGTCTTGGGGCTGAAACATACTAATTCTTTCGCTGTACTCTAAGAGGTCTTTGCCATCTCCGAACTTTCTATCAGCATAGTTCACGGCATCTATACCAAAGTTGTACATATCCTCTACAGCTCCGGCACCAAATGTGGTCAGGTTTAGCAGGCCTTTGACTTCGGTAGAAGATTCTTCAACCATTGCTTTCGCAACAGTTTGTGCTATATTTTTAAGTTTCTGCTCTTCCTTGGCCTTATCCATCTCTGGTGCTACAGGAGCTTGTGCTTGAGATATAGCTTCGTTGCTTATAGGCTCCACTATAGGGGCATTATCCTGAATTGAGCCAACTGCGGGCGTTGGTAGTTCAGAAGTCCCACTCTCAAGGGATACGTTATCTTGTGCGATTTCCATTAATACTCCGGAGGTTGTAGTCTAAGCATAAAAGGTACACCATGTTCGTCTAATTCGCTAAGACCATCTACGTCTTCTTCTATATTCGCAGGAGGCTGGTTATCGAGTCCTTGAATCTTTAGCGTATTATCTATATTTTGCTGGGTCTTCATGTCCTCATATTCCCCAATTTTTTTCATAACCTCTAGTCTTGTTCTGAACCTGTTTAGCTGTCTTTCATACATAGAGCGTGCTACAGGATTCATCAACAAAGCGTCACCACTTTCGAGCCAGTATTCCCCTTTAGCTATATAGTCTTGAACCTCTTGCATGGACGGCTTGCCTCCCGTAGCTTGGGGAGCAAATACTGGAGCATTAGGCACAACAACTTGTGACAGAACTTTGTCATAATCGATGGTATCTAGCGCAATAACGGCTGCTTGCATCGGGTCTACAGGTCTACCTGACTGCCCCATCTGAGCTATAGTTTGATGGAACAGCTGTCTTGCTCCATGAATCCTGTTCATGAAGGTCTTACCCGCAGCTACATCAATCTCTTTAATTATAGATTCAATCATAGACTCATCGCCTAAGATTTTTTTCATAAGAGATTGTGCTGCCTTATATTTTTGCTTATACACAGGGTCGCTATCAAATTTCTTTTGCATTTGATCGAACTCTTTCATAAGAGCCGCGCCCGTCTCTGGTAGCATTGTCCCGTTAACAGTTACAGCCCGTTGAACCATAGCTCTACCTTTTACAAAGTCTTTATCTAAGTCGCCGTTGTAGACAGCAGAACGTATGCTAAACTTAGATTCGTTATCCCTTACCTTGTATGATTTATCCGCTCTTGTAGCTAATTTTCCTAAGTGCTTATGAGTAAGGTTTCCTCTCTTAGCTAAGGCGGCGGCTGTTTTCATTATCTTGCGGACTTGTCCACTTTCTGAAGCCTGTTGCATCTCAACAGCTAGGTTTGTAGTGGCCAGCTCTTGTGACTTATTTAGCTCCGCTTCTTCCAACCTAGCCTCTCTATCTTCTTGAGAATTTTCCCAACGAATCGAGCTTCGCTGAGTGTCTTTTATATCCTTAAATATAGCCTTCCTTTCCTCCTGACTGAATAGCTGAGAATATTTCGACTTAACCAAAGCTTTCGCCATCGTGTAGCCGGCTCTGTCTCCGCTCTCCATGTGTCCGTCTATAGCTGCTAGAACCATAGTTTTAGTTAGGACTCTACTTGCTTCATCCTTCTTTTCATTACTCATACCAAGATTGCTGCCAATCATTTCAAATGTTTCATTAGCGTTAAGTACAGCGTCATCTAACATTCCCGGATAAGAGAAAGCCTTAGTAACGAACTGCGCCTCTACATTCTTCATTTCTTTTTTAGTATGATTAACAAGCTGACCATTATCTAAAGTTCCGAATCTCTGATCCCAAGCCTCTTCTCTATCTCTACCGAATACTTCGATATCATTAGCGAACCCATCTCCGTATTTTGTATTTAGCTCTTTGTTTATTTCCGCTATCTTCTTCTTCTTATTTTTCTCGTAAGTAGCCTTAGCTTCTGGCGAAAACCCGTTACGCTCTTGTTCCGTGTATAGTTCCCCTAAAGCATCATCAACTCTATTCTGAGCATCTTTTCGTGCCAGCGTCTTGTTAACGCTTTTAGCTTTATTTAAACCTACAGCTAGATTCTGTACCCCTTTACCGAAACCAGAAACAGCGTCCCCCATCCGGCGGAACTGTCCAGTTGATTGGAAACCCGAAGGCCTATTAGCGTTTAGTCTTTGATTCTCTTGTATCACTGGAACTTTTGGCATTTTCTATAATCCTTTATTCAAACATACCCTGATTCTTCGCGGTACCCGCTGCAGTTAAACCTGTTGCACCTGCTTGAAGCGCGTTCAGTTTGAAACTACTTAATTCTTCACCTGCTCTCGTAGCTGATGCAGACTTCAATAAAGCTTCTCGCCGCTGAAACTCGCCCTGTCTCTGGATTGCTGTAATTTCATCAGATATACTATTTAATGTATCATCATAAATATCAGAAGCGGAACCAGAAAGCTCTACCCCCGCACCACCTAACGCTTCTAATTGACTCTCTTTAAACTGTCCTGCCTGTCTTGTATATATGCCGAGACTACGCTCGGTAGATTCCGCAATAAAAGCCGCCTGCTCCTTGAGCCATTCAGCATTTTCACGTTCCGCCCTAGCTTGGCTAATGTTTGCCTGTATCTGTCCAAAGATAGATAAAGCCGCTCCTGCTACAAACATGCCCCCTGCTGCCATACTTACTCCTATGGATTATTATTACCTCTAAGCACCATCCCTAATATATTCAAAGGAAGGGGCTGATCTGTTTCTATTGTAATCTTATTCTCAGTTCCGGGCCCTATTGGAACGTCTACTCTTTCTTCGCCTGTGTACGAACCAGTTAATCCTAGCTTTTCAAAATCGTACAAGGTTTCATCTGTGCCATACTTCCCGACCCATGACTTAAACAATTTCACAGTTGCTCGGTCTATCCTAATAATATCGCCTTGACTATTGAACGTGTTATTAGGCCCAACTTCAAGGGTCAATGTTTTAAGTTTACTGGTATAACCCACGCCTGCTACGTATTTTACCACTGAAGCGGGTAAAGTTGCGGTGCCAGATGCTACAGTAATCCCTTGATATACAACTAAGTCTCCTGCTGCATTTTCACACAAAAAGTCTAGAGTCATTCCGTTGTACTCTGATCCAATTGATATAGAGGCAGTAGCTGTAAAGGCTGTAAGAACAGCTTTGGCATAATCTACGTAGCAACAAAAATTAGAAAACTCAGCTAGATTGTTATTTGCGAAAGCCGCGTCGCCTTCAAAATAGTCTAATAGAATTAAGTTAAATTCTGAGGCAGTACTTGTGGTCGTGTTATAGGCTGACGCTAACAAAAATTCAAACCCGTTTCTCGGATCTATTATTGTTTTTATGTCTGTTATAAAAGAATCAGGCATAATTATGTTTGAGATGGCAGCTACTTCCACTGACTTCTCGATTGTTATAGCTTTTATTTTTCCTTTTTCTGTTCTACAAAATAATGTTTTATAAGAGTTATTCCATTCCAATTGAATGTACCTATCGTCTCTTTTTATAATATCTTTCTGTAGTATTTCTTTATTAAGGTTTGTTAAATCTCTTGTTTGGTATCCGCCGTTTTCTTCGCTGTACGTGCTTTCGTAAATAGATCTTCCGTCTCTGCCTATAAAGTACACAGAGTTAAAGCCTGCTACGGCGTTACTGTTCCTTGATCCATTGTTAGATTCTGTAGAAAAACTTACGTTCGCAGGGGAGATAGAGGCTATGATTTCTCTATTAGATGTTCCTATGAATAAACTTCTTGATGACTTCATCCACTCTACACTTTCTATTCCTCTATTGCTGGCTAAGTTAAAAGCTACTCCTCCAAGGAGTTGCCCAGCGTCTCGACTGTACTCTCCTATACCTTCTGCCGATGTACCTTTAGTGATTGTTCCGAACTGTAGGTTTCTGTTGAACTGTCCAAAAAAGAAAGGCACGCTCCCCCATATTGTGTCAGGATATTGAGAGCTTCCTCCAAACAGTAGTCTGCCATTATGAACCTCTACACATCTAGGATAGCCTCTTAGGTCTGACCACGAAGACTCAAACCAATAGTTTGTAGCTCCTGCTGCATATCCTGCTGTTGCGGCAAGCACTTTAGCGTTAACATTTTGCGAATCTGTAACTGCTGTAATTACTACGCTTAATGATTCAGGGTTTGAGCTTGATGAATTATCTATTATAAATAAAGCTCCAACATGCCCTGCTTCAAATAAGGGCGTGTCAGAGGATATGGTAATTGCTCCCGATGTTCCGCTAGGAGTTAATTCTGTAAATCCTATGTTAGCATCCTCGAACGGTGTCCTAAATATTAAAGGCAGCGTGCTCCAGTGATTGTCTGTTATGAATGGACCTGAGGTGGCAACTCCTCCTTCTGTCCACGATCTTAGTGAAAAAGTAATATCTCCTCCGCTTAGAAAAGGGGATAATATTAAAGGCTCCATCTTGCTACTTTTATCGACTACTATTACACAGTTTTTTAGTTGAACAGTGGTGAGTCCAGAAAGGTCTTGGTTAGGTATTTTATCTAACGCAGCAACTGCACCTGCTGACAAGCCTCCAGGGATTGTAGCTGATACGGGGTATTTAGGAGTGCCTATAGCTTCTACGTTTGTAATATCCCAAGTTCTTAATGCTGCTGGTAAGAAGTATCCTAGGTTCATCGAGTATACGCCAGCGTCTTCTAGTTCAAATACGATGTTATAGTTTTTACCTCTTTGCACTACCCCATTTATATTTCCAGGGCCTATTGATTTTTCGCTTTTCTTGTAAAAGCCAGGTCTTCTTCCTATTCCTCCCGTCTTATATGGGAGAAAGTTTTCTAAAGTATCTAGTCCGTTAGCATACTGAGAAACGTCTGTTCGGGCGTGTGTCTTAGGACCAAGCTCCCCAGATCGGAAGCTGTTTAGCATGTAGGTAAATCTAGCCATTATAACCTCACATTAAGATAGTGGTCATCCATAAGCTCGATAGGTGTACCTTCTTGTGCGTCCATACTTCTAGCGAGGCGTTTAGCCAGTTCTGCTTTTTCAAGAATCTGATTACTCAATTCCCTATTCTGAACCAATGCATAACAGATTTCGGCTGCTAGAATGTAAGCGAGAACCTCAGCAAAATCTGGTGTGAAGTCGGCTTCGTCTACGTTCGCTATATACTCAACATAAACCTCAGAAGCACGTTCCGTAGTATATGGTTGGAATAGAGAAACAACTGTGCCGTTAGGGGGGTTTGAAGGGAGCGCGGGTGTGCATCTAAAAGAGTTTGCGTTGATATATGATAGAACCGTTCTAACCTCTGTACCTATAGTGATACGCTCTCCTATAAGAAAAGGATGAGCATCTATTCTTATAAGGGTTGTGTTTGATCCATTCGCTATTGATGTATTGGTTACAAAAGACCGTGGAGATACAGTCAATGCTTCAAGCAGCGTAAAGGTATCAGTCGTTACTGCTCCTACTACTCTTTTTTCTCCGCCTGTTTCTACTATATCTCCCACTAGAACTGAGTGAGCTGTAGCGTTTATTACTGTTGTAGTGGAGCCTTCTTCGATAAGACCTGAAACATCGGTAGCTACGAGCGTATCCTCTATAACAAGAAGATTGTTTTCAATAGCGTACAGATAGTCATGTCTGACTTCTTTTATTTTAATATAATCAGCAGGGAGCTTGAAGGCTGATCCCCATTTCCATGTAGGGGTTACAGTATCAGGGAGTAATCTTGTTCTCTTGATTGCAAAGTTCCAAGGGTGTTGCCTTAGTTCCCTTGACTTTACTGTATCGTAGATGGCGTTTAACAAGTTATTTCGTTTATTGCTATCAGTAATAGCTGTGACAGGTTCCCCACCCAACTTGATAAAGCATGAATTATAAATTTCTAATTTAGTCGCCATCTATTCTCCGTATGAAAAAGGGGTCTTGCGACCCCCCGTTTCTTTTATAAACCTAACCAATGGAGAAGGTTAGTCGATAACGTAAAGAATCTCAAGTTTCCAAACGTCGCCAGTTGCACCAACAGTGTTAGCACCTTCAGCGAGTATCTGAACGTCCATTTCTTTGTTGATCTTAAGATTGTGACCAGCAGCAGTCCACGCAAGTTTTACTTGAGTGATTGCAGAAGAGATATCTTGATCAGCAAAAAGAGCTTCAGCAGAAGCATTTAATCCAGACTCGTCAGCATCAGTTACACCAATATCTAAGTTACCAGATGTTGCTGCAGGTGCGTTGAAAGTTGCATCAATGATGCTTGCGTTAGCAGGTAATTTAATCATCTTAACAATGTCGCCAGATGTGAGTTCTGCACCAAGAGTGATCTCAGCATAAGCTCTACGGACGCGACCGTTAAAATCTTCAGGGTTCAGTTTACTGTTTGGAACAGTAACGAAAGCCGAAGTGTATTCTGTACTAAATAAAGTGGCCATAATTTACTCCTTAAAGTAGGGGAGCAATGCTCCCCATTTTATTATTATTCGTTACAAAGAACTTCAACAACTTTTACTTCTTCCATTCTCGTAGCGCCAATTCCCATTGAAGCGTAGATTTGGTAAGCATAATGCTTACCAGGAAGCTCGTCGATTCTTGCTTTAACATCTTCTGCTACTGAAAGCATGATACCATCACGTTTCCAAGCAAAACATCTTCTTGCTCCAGCAGGAAGAGTACCTGTACCACTACCAACGATGCCGTTAGTTACGTTGTAAGTAGTTGCGGCAGACGTTACTTTTAGTCTTTCGATTCTAACAAACTTGAAGCCCATAAAAGTATCAACATCACCTTGAACAAGAGCTTTAACGCTTGCAAAATCCTGTGAAGTTACTTCTGTTTCGCCGAGTAAGTTGTCTAGTTGCTCAGAAGTTACAGCAAAATAAAGATCGCCTTCTTCTACTTCGTTCTGACCAAATTTCTTCTTAACAGCTCTAAGAACTTTTACGTTAAGACCAACACCTGTAGTTGTAGTTCCGTCAAAGCAAGACACTTTGTTAGCATTTGCCATGTTAACAGTTGAACCACCTTCTTTACCACCGTAGGCTGCTCCAAGAGCGGCTTCGATAATAACGTCATCCATTGCACGACCAAGGGCCCACATAGCGGCTTGAGCGTATTCTGATTTTGGGTCCATGATCATTCTAAGCTTGTCTTCTTTATCACAAAGGTCTGCGTAGAAAAAATCTTCAAGTGTAACTCTACGTCTTGAATGTGGAGTATCTTGGTAAGTTGTATCTGAATGTCTACCAACTTTGCGTTGAGCAGTAACAGAACCGATACGGTCATAAAAAGCTGCTTCTGATTTTTGAGATTCTTTACGAACCATTCCCGCTAAACGAGAACCTTTTTGTTGTGAAAGGTGAAAAACATTTGAAGAATATTGCTTCACAAATGCTGTTTCGATTTGAAATGACATTGTATGCTCCTAGCATAAGGGTTTGTAACAGTTGTTTTACGAAATGCTTGTCCACTTATGCGGGGCTCTTCTGCTTCCCAGTCGATTAAACGGGTCCGGATGGATTATCCTATAGGAACTTACTAAAATAATAACCCAATCCGTCGCCGTGTCAACTAAGATTCTAGTATTTTATTGTATTTAAGCATATCCGCTACTGCTTTTGCATGATTAGGGTGCTCATCTTTCCAATATGCGTGGTTTTCGTCACCCATCATGTTGGCTTTCTTCTCGTCTGCGTCTTCTTTAGTCAGACCTAGATGCTTAACAGTGTTCGTATCGAACGTATCTTCGTTCAACTTCTCACCGATCTTGCTAAATAGCTTGATAAGATTGGCATCCTTGTCTAGTCCTGTTTCGTTCAGGTAAGCAGTAGTCTCGTCGTCAGCGAAAGTGCCGAAAGCTACCTGAGCAGTCTTTAGCTTCTTGTCGTAGCCTGACCCCCACTCAGTTTTAAGACTTTCAAACTGCTCTTTCATTTGCTGGTCGCCCATTGCGATTGACTCTTCGTTTGCTGATGTAACTTGATCATTGAAGAAACCGAAGATTTGCTCGGCCTGTTGTGGCAGAATTCCCGCAGTATGAGCTTGATCCAAGAAGCCTTTCTTGAAATCATCACTATACTTAGCTTCGCCAAACTTTACTTCGTACTTTTCGCGTTCAGGTAAGCCTAGTTGCTTATAAACCTCGTTCCAATCATCTGTCGTTGCGTGCTCATCAGGCAGGCTGATCTTGTTTTTACCAATCAGCTTACGGCTGTGAATATAACTCTTAGCCAAATCGCTCACATCTTTAAAATTCTGGAGACTCTTATCTTCAAGAAGGTCTTCAGAAATTCCCTTCATCCACTCTGGCCCTGAAAACTCAACTGGAGGTTCGTCGGGTAAATCTGGCTCAACTGGAGGTTCTGTTGTTAAGCCCGCCTCTGGGCCGTCTTCTGGTAATTCCTCGTGTAACATACGGTTAAACAATTTGATACTCATCTTCTTCTCCTTCTGATTGTCCCAGCTTTAGGAGTGCTTCCATCTGGTCGGGGTCAGTCTGTATTGTTCTAAGAATACGCAATACAATAGATCGCGCACCCTCGTTATGTGCCATTAGAATAGGGTCTGTTTCTAGTGTTGAGGTCATAATGTGGCAGCTCTTCATAAGATCGTGAAGAACTTTTTTGCCATCATCTGTACTGAATAGCTTTTTGTACGTGATAATTAAATCGCGTTTCTCTTTAAACTTGTTAAGCATAGTTACTCCTAAAGATTAGTCAGCTTACCTAAAGCGTCCAGTTCTCCGTTTAGTTGCTCGCCTTGAGCTTCCTGCTGTGCTTGTTCAGCCATTGCTTGTCTCATATCTTCTACCTCTTCAATACTTTTTAAATACTCTGCAGGTAATCCAAACTTATGAGTCAAGTGGCGTAAAACTGCGTCAGCGTCAAAGTTATCTAGCATCTCAGGCTTGGCACTTGCCAGTGGTGAGATAAGTCCAAATACTCTTGTTATACTATCAGCATCACTTGTTTCTTGCACTCTGGCAATCTGTGATGTGTATTTAGTTTCTAAATCTCTACCCTGTAACGATGCTGGTGCGGGTGGAAATAGTTTCTTTCTTGACATAATACCGAAGACTCTATCTATAAGCGGTTTCAAGAACTCAAAATGCTGGCGACCTAGTATCGGGCCTAGCATTCTTAGTTGCTCTTCTCTACGTTGCATGACTTCTGTTGCTGTCATACGATCGGCTTGTCTCATTTGTAACTGATCAATGAAGAATGCTTTTTCAATTCTATCAACGATGGTTCCGATTAGGTTTTCACCAATGTCGGGGCGCGAGCCTGTGAGGAGTGGTTCGATTCTATCTTTGCTCCCTGCTCTGTAGTAGTTAATTTTTCCCGGAGCAGTTTTCAAAGGTAGTAGTACGCCGTCATCTGGTGCTTGTAGCGGTGGATCTACTACTTTTTGTGCTCCTATGATCACAGTCTTATGCATAGCATTTACCATCTTAATATCTGATAGTGCTTTCATTCCCGGACTTCTGCCGTAGACTTCTCCACTGATTTTAGTCCATCTGTTTATGATATATGGGTTTTCATAGAATCCCGATTGCTTTAATAATCGTTGCTTTTCTTTTAGAACATGAACAGACATATAGGGCCTGTTGCCTCCGTCAAGCTTGTGTAATGCAAAGTCTTCTCTTGGCATAACTAAATGAATTACGCTCATCTCTTTCTGTGGATCATTCATAAGATCGCTCATGAGATCAGGGTCAGCCTCAAACGGCTCCATGCCAAATTCTTGGCGAATAGAGCGTAGAGATTTCTTGTACTCGTAGCTTACTGTATCGATCATTCCTTTATAGTTTTCGTCTATATATGCCTCGTATATAGGGCGTGCCATAAAGCGGACAGTCATATCAGAGTCTTCTTCTACTCTAAGAACAGACGTACCAAAGCTACCTAGATCAAGATAGTTCTGATGTACTTCAGTCTGGAAATTAGAGTTGTTAAATACTTGTATCATTTGTGACACGACTTTCTGAAGCCAAGCTTTTACTTCCTTGTCTTGGTCTAGGTCTTTGTCGCCAGAAGATAAACCAAACCACACATTACTAGGGTTAGTAAGCATACCGTGGAGTGCAGAAGCCAGTTGTTCATTCGCGTGGACACTAACGCTTGTAAAAAGTTTGTTATGTTTCTTTTCACCCTTTGTGTTGCTTCCATAAATGTCATCCTTTCTAGGAATAATGTACTCAGCAACTTCGTCCCAGTGTGTTTCCCAATTAACTCTTTGAGATTTCATACGAGAGTGTTTGCGGCAAACCATTTCAGCAATACTATTCGTGTCTTGCATATCTATTATCCTATTATCCTATTAGGCTTGGAGTGCCTTCATTGTTTGTAAGTGTTCCAAAGTTCTCTGTACCTGTCTTGCCTTTCTTTAATCTTCTTCTAGGATCGATTGCCTCAGAGACTTTCTTCTCTGTGTTTCCCTCACTTTTTAAGGGGCTGTTTCCTGTTAATCCAGATAGGTCTAACCCTGCTTTAACATCTTGTCCAAAGTTCCCTAAGCCTCTACCTATCTCGGTACCAGTTTGCTTAAGAACCTCACCACTTGCCTCTAGTCCTACTTCTGCTGCTGCAGATCCGCCCAGAGTACCTAGTGCCATTAACGCTTTCTTGCTATCAAAGTCACTACTAAAGGGGTTGAATGTCTGACTGAGAGTCTTCCCAATCTTCTTTCTCATTCTGTTAAAGTTAATCGCCATTACGTTCTCCTAAAAAATATCATACTCTGATTCAACTTCTCTCGGCAATGATACCATTTTCCTACCGCTTCTTTGTGGGTTATATATCATTCCGAATACTCTAAAAGCATCCGCACCATGAGAAGACCAGTCATGAAGTGGGCGATCAAGAAACATCTTATTCTTAGAGTCCCACTTGCGCTGGTAGTTCTTAAGTGCTGCAAGGCCCTTCTCACAATTACCTCGATCAAACCAGCAGTGAGGTAATGCCATCCTGACTGCGTGGATTCCGTCTGCTATCTGTTGTCTTGGTACTATAGTAGTGCGTAATCCTAGATCAAGCAAAGTTTCTTGTCTTGTTCTTCCTGTTCCTAGTTCCCGAGCAGCTCCATCATGGGGGATATAATGCTCACCGTAACTATATGGCTTTGATTTCAGCTCTTTAGAATAATATTCTAGTCCTTTGCCTGCATATTCGAGATAATCAATGACATGAACCTCTTTACCTACATACTGAATAAACCAAATGGACATAGAATCCGCTATACCGAGATCCCAGAATGTATCAACAGGTACGGCAGGATCATATGGAACGCGCGTTATCTGTTTCTTACGCTCCAACTCTGTCATATATTTACCGTAGTACGCTCCTGTAAGCGCCGCCGCAAATGAACATTCATACTCTTGTTCGTATTCTTCATCAGTCATAGTCTGACGAGCCTCTAGTAGCTCATTAGGATCTACTACTAAAGTTTCACTAGCTTTGTGTATTCTGACGTACCAGTTATGTAAGCCGAGTGCGGTGTTATAAATATCGTAGAAGTGGTTCTGCCCCTTTGGTGTCCCAATAAAGATAGCCCATCCAAGTCTATCACTAAGCGCAGGCCGAATAACTTGACCCCATATCGTAGGATCACATTGAGCATACTCGTCAAGAGTAACCCCATCAAGGTAGATTCCCCGTAGGGAGTCAGGGTTTTCTGCCCCAAGGAGCATGAATCTAATCTTATCTCCACGATCGGGTCTTGGAATATCAATTCGCAGTTCCTGCTCGTGAGCCTTTGCTCCCGGAATCCCTTTGGTGAAGTCCTTGAAGTATTCCCACGCCACACGTTTAGCTTGGCCATACGTCGGTGCAATGTATGCATATTGTGGGTTCTTTGTTTCATTTCTAAAAGCCCTGTCAATCGTTTCCATGATCGAGAAAACAGTTTTACCGAATCGGCGATGGCATACAAGAACATTGAAACGCTTTAGGTTATTGTGTAGCTTTGCCTGAAATGGGCGAGGTGTATATCCTAAGTCAATCTCTTTACTGTTCTCGTACTTTTCTGTTTCTCCGCTAGGTAAAAATGGATTACCATGCGGGTTGTGTGGGTTGTTTATCATTAGCTTAACACCTCTAGAGTGTTGACTAACTTAGTCCGGATACTACGGCTTTCTTTTAGTTTTTCGTTACCCTCTTTCTGTAGGAGATTTAAAAAGCTCTCCTCTTCTGCTTGTTTTTCTTTAGGCGTTCGCGTGTTGTCTGATTGAAGTAGGTTCTTAAATTCGTTGTAAAGCTTTACTGCATTTTTCTCAATCTTCGCTTCTATCCTATCAGCTTTCTCGAATTGTTTTTTACGTGAAGCAGTTCTCTCGGCTATCTCTAATTCATCTTCTGGATAAACTAAGTTAGTCTGCTCTTTAGTTTTCTTAAATAGTTCAGGGCTTTCTTCTGCTATGTTTGCAAGAATGTTTACCTGTTCACGTACAAGAGAATCGTTGTTTACTTCATTAACGGAAAGTATTCTGTTTGCTCTAATTCGCTCTGCTCCTGATAATTTTCTATACACGTCAGGATTGTTTACTAGCTCACGTAGCTTGTTTGCTTGTTCATCGCTAATGTCTGCAGGTCTACGTGACGGATTACTTTTTAATGACTCTTTAATCTCGTTGCTTTTTTCTTTAGCCGCATCTATTTTTATTTTTTCAGTAGCTTCAAACCTGCGACGTTCTTTATCGATTAAATCTTGAGGCTGTCCTCTTAAACCTTTCCTAAGTCTAGCTGCGTCTTGTTCAGACTTTCTTTCAGCTGCTCCAACTATCTGATCAGCTTCTTGAAACTTCTTCTTACGATCTGCTGTTCTTTGCGTGATCGCTTCGTGGTCTTCTATTAAGCTCCCTCGCATATCTTTTGCAATAAGCTTTTCTATATTTCTATCTCTAGCTTTCTTGTTCAGCGTTGCCATGGCTATCCCTTCTTAGATACTTTCTTCTTACTCTTCTTCGATACCTTCTTCTTCGATACCTTCTTCTTCGATACCACCTTCTCGATCTTCGGCTCCGGTAGCTCCATCAAGATCGCCGATTTCGGCTCCGATTCTAATGTCAGCTTCGGGGACATAGT